TTTATTAAGCACCATTAGCTCAGTTGGTAGAGCAACTGACTCTTAATCAGTGGGTCCTGGGTTCGAGTCCCCGATGGTGCACCAGAAAAAGCGCGGTAGGATGTGTAAAACATTCGCCGCGCTTTTTGTTATATGTTAGGCTGACTACATTTTGACTACAAGAGCATAAAAAAATAAGCGACGGGCAATCCCTGAAAAGAGGGAAAGCCCGCCGCTTTAATTATGGATTATTTAACTTGCTGGTAATTTGCTGGTAACTTGCTGGTCAGTTGTCATTGCCGATCTGCTTAATAACCTGATCCGCGCCGGTGGCAGCCAGGCCGGAAACAATACCAACTGCAAGCGCGGTCAGCGGATCAGTGGCGGGAAAGTCCGGCACGTTGATGTACATGGCGGCCACCCCCAGCAGGCCGCCAAGGGCGCCGCAGATGGACGGCAGCCATTTGTTGGCCAGCGGGGTCTGCTTGACAGCCGTTGCGGCAAGGTAGCAGATAACGGTGATGCAGGCAACGGATGCGATGCCAAAAGATGCAATATCCATGATTTTTCCTCCTATGTCTCTGTGTGTGATTTTCAAGCAGTTTTGTTTTCCAGGTCCGCGATCCGGTGGTTTGCAACCTTGATTTGTTCTTCCAGCACCGGCACCCGCTGGGCAAAGTTGTTATGGGCGCGCACTTCGCGGGTCAGCTCCTCCAAGCGGGCATCCGTGACCGCCTGCGCGGTGGCCATGCGCTGTTCCGCGCGGCGGGCAGCCATCATGTTGGTGATAAACACCCCCAGCAGGCTCAGCCCGCCGGTGATCAGCGCCACCAGAATTGCTTCCATCCTGCTCACACCTCCGTATAGGCGGCGTGGTACAGCCCCGATTCCACCAGGCCAAGGTCCCCGCACAGGGCATACAGCCGGGCAGCGTCCCCGTTGGAAATCGGCCCCACCGTTACCATCTGCATTTGGACCGGCTGTGTTTTTTCCGCTGCCGGGCGGGCAACGCTCTGGTAGCCGCCCAGCCGCACCGCGGTAGATGCCGCCGCAAAATCTGCATCCAGCCAGTTCAGCGGGTGAACCCGGCGTTTTTTGTACCGCACCTCAAAATGCAGGTGTGCCCCGTAACAGTTGCCGGTATCCCCGCTGTAGCCGATCAGCTGGCCCTCGTATACCGTCTCCCCCTGGGCCACGCAGAGTTTGCTCAAATGGGCGTACAGCGTCTCCAGCCGGCCGCCGCGGTAATCCGCATGGCGCAGCTTGATCATGTTGCCGTAACTGTTGGTATCCCCCTGGGTGCGCTTGCCGTTCCAGCGGTAGGCCGTCTCCACCGTGCCACCCTCCGCAGCGTACACGGGCGTGCCCACCGCCGCGCGGAAATCCAGCGCCCGGTGCAGGCTGCCATCATTGTAGAGCCAGCCCGCGGTGATGATGTGCTGGGCCAGGGGCCAGTGAAGCAGGACGTCTTCGTTGGATAATCTCATGCTTTGTTGTCCTTTCTGTTTGATAGTCAGCCAAAGCCCTCTTTAGCTAACTGTTTCGGCATCCTCGGTAGGCTCGTCTGTTTTACTGTCCTCGGCATCCAGCGCATCATAATACGCCTGTGCCAGGGCTTCCACCTCTGCAATGTCCTCTTCAGTCAGCAATCCACTGTCAAGATGCGTGTACGCCTTGTCCAACCAGTATGCCACATCACGTCCGGCGGTGATTTCCCGCTTGATGCTGCGCAAGGTCAGGTCGTGCCGTGCTTTGGATTTAATTGCCATATGCTTTCCCTCCTTTAGGTAGTTGTCATGGATGCAATGGCATCCTCAAGCTTTTTGATTGCAATGTTCACATCGCGCTGGTATTCCAGCTTTACCCCTGCGCCGTCGCTCGCCTGCACCACGGTGTCGGGAGCATAAGAGATGAGGGCTTTGTAAGCAGCAATTTCAGCAGGGGTGAGCGGAGTTTCGATGGGGGTGGCGAGGGCGTAATAGACTTTGCCCAGCTGCTTTTTGCAAGACTCGTTGAGCTGGCCAGAAATATCAGCCGCAATCAGATACAAGAATGATCCATTTACCGTGTTGTGAAACCACGGTAAGCTAGTAAACGTACTAATTGCGTATATTCGTTGTCCACCGACATACGAGGCAATTGGTATTCCTCTTGTCGAAAGATTGGCGTAGTTGCCGTTTTGTTCAAACTTACTGTTTTCGCCGTCAACATCAATCTTGTAAACCCTTTGCACCTTCACCCCTCTCTCCAAGTCCACCTCGTCACACACCCACTGCTGGCCCTGTGGGTCAGTGTAGTTGCCGCCAGAGGTGACGGGGATGCCAGGTAAGCCGTTGGGAGTGGGCAGGGTGAGGAGCTGTTCACGGTAGGGGGAGTAGGCGGTGGCGGTTGTGCCAAGTTCAAGCTGAACTTTTACGCCAGTGAGATTGTATGTTTGTCCTTGAGTGACGATGAAAACTATTCTGGTTGCCATATCAGACATTTTATCGGCAGCACCTGAAGAAAGAATAGCGCTCCATGTTTCTGATACAAGTTTCACTTTTGGAGATGTGATGCTAGATGATAAAATCACCACACCGGATGCAATAAATGGTAGGATGTCTAACTTGACGTAGCCAGAACTAGTCGCCGTTCCTGAAATCGATATTAACCCATCTTTTGCAGTAACCGTTACACCTCTAGCGGTCCCTGACCCGTCAAGAATATTCAGCAGATTCTTCCCTGTCGCTTTCACCGTCACGCTCCCGCCGTCACCAGCGCTCACGATAGGCACAGGTGCATCCGGCGTGGGTGTGCCATCCTGCGTACTTCTGCCGTAGACATTCAGCCCACACAGCGGCGCGGCAAAAGCATCGTCAACGGCGATAGGGTTGCCCGTCTCGCTGCCAACAAGCACATTCTGGCGCTTCTTCAGCGCAGCGGTATCTTCCTTTAGCTGACTAACCGCCTCTTTGTTCGCGGCAATCTGCATCATGGAATTATTGATGCTGTTAGCAGTGCTGTCGGCATCTGCCGCGCTCTTTGCAGCTGCATCTTCACTGGCCTTGGCAGCGGCGGCACTGTTTGCGGCAGCAGCCTTGCTGACCGCAGCATCTTTCTGTGCAGCCACCGCAGCCGCTTTTGCATCTGCTGCCCCTGCAGCAGCATCACTGGCAGTCTTAGCGTCACCGGCAGCAGCCGTTGCACTCGCGGCAGCAGCGGTTGCAGAGCTTGCCGCCGCAGCTTTTGACCCCTCCGCGTTCTTCGCGCTTGCATTGGCAGCGGTTGCCGCGCTGCTTGCTGTCTGCATATAGCCTTGTGCATCACTGGCAGACTTTGCCGCCGCCGTTTTCTGCGCTTCCGCCTGTGCGGCACTGCCTGCAGCGGCAACAGCACTCGATGCAGCGGCTTTTTCACTCGCGGCAGCAGCGGTTGCAGAGCTTGCCGCCGCAGCTTTTGACCCCTCCGCGTTTTTCGCGCTTGCATTGGCAGCAGTTGCCGCATCGCTTGCGGTCTGCATATAACCTTGTGCATCACTGGCAGACTTTGCCGCCGCCGTTCTCTGCGCTTCCGCCTGTGCGGCACTGCCTGCAGCGGCAACAGCACTCGATGCAGCGGCCTTTTCACTCGCGGCAACAGCGGTTGCGCTGTTGGCAGCGGCGTCGCGGGCGGCTTCTGCGTGTCTTTTGGCGTCTACAGCGCCGTCCCGCAGGTCCTGCATCTGGGCAAGGGCCTGGGCAATCTCACTGGGGGTGGCGGTGCTGTTGGCACCGGGCACCTGCGCGTGATCCAGCACCATGTAGGGTAGATTGCAGCTGATGCGCTGTACACCGTCCTGCACGCCCCGGAATGTGATGGTGGCGTACTTGGATGCTCGCATACAGGCTTCCGGTGGGACGGTCACAAGGCCGTCCGTGTCCGCCAATACCGTTACACCCTCATCGCTGGGCGTGTTGTGGAAAGTTGCATCAATCGCAAGGCCCTCCCACTCCGGACCGTGGCGCAGCAGCAGCTGTTCCGTGCCGTAACTGTCCCAGGTGCCCAGCACCAGCACGCCCATCAGGCCAACCACCTGCGCAGTGTGGCGGGCAAGGGTAATGGTATGTGTTGTCATCTTGTGGCTTCTTCCTCCTTTTTGTTTACCTCTCTCTCGCTGGCTTCCACCATCGAGATCACGTTCAGCAGCACCAGCCGCACCACAGCGGGGTGCAGGCAGCTGTTGTTGATGGCGTTGATGACGGACTTTTGGAGTTCTTCAATTTTTGCGGTTGTGGTCATGAGCGCTCCTCCGGGGCTTGCGCACCCTGCTGCACCTTGTCCAGCGTATCCATGGCGGCGCGCAGGACAGAGAGGTACTGCGGCAGATCGTAACGGCAAAAATATTCGGCAGCCCCGGCGGTTTGCAGGGTCGTTTCATCGGCCGCTTCGGCCAGGCCGGATAGAGCAAGAGACAAAAGGTTGCGGGCATCCTGCAGGGAGCCGTCCTTTAGCTCGGTGTCGCTTGAAAAAGTGTGGAAGGATTGATACATGTATACACCTCCGTTGGGTTTCGTTAGGAGTTGGAAGGTGTGCGCCCGTCGCCCTGCGGTAAATCCTGTCGTGGAATCCGCCCCAAAGCCCCGGAACGGTCGAGACCGTTCCCTACAATGCCGGACCTTAGGCCCGTTTTAACTCCCAACTCCTACTTCCTACCTTCTAACTCTCAATCAGCATTCGATAATGTTAAACTTCAAATTCTTCCACTGTTTCGTCTTGGCGTTATGCCAGGCGATGCCGTATTTGCTGCAGTAGCAGGTGGTGGTTTCGGTCTCGGTGGAAGAGCCGGCTTTGGGATGGGTGAACTGAAACGTTGCCTTGCCTGCA